GAAAAGGACTCGGTGTTTGATATCTGCGAGAACTTCTGATTCGTATGTTTTGTTTCAAAAAGCACTGATTCATGGAATTAAACCGGCAGGAATTAAGCCAGGCAATGGGCGTATCTCTTCCCACTGTTGAGCGATGGATTCGCGATGGATGTCCATTCAAGCAACGAGGAACAAAAGGCATCCCGTGGGTTTTTCTACTGCCAGATGTTGTCGCTTGGTGGGGTCAGCGACAGAGAGAGTCCGCCGCTGGATCAGCGCCAACAGATATCGAAGATGCGAGACGCAGAAAGCTATCCGCTGAAGCGGCGATGGCCGAATTAGAGTTGGCCAAGGCTCGTGGCGAGGTTGCGCCTATTCGAGAGTTCGAGATGACGCAATCCCGCATGATGGCCACCATCCGAACCAACATCCTCAATGTGCCATCGAGAGTTGTTTTGCAGTTGCTGGGTGAGACAGACGAAAAGACATTCAAGGCTAAGCTGCGTGCTGAACTGACGCTAGCGCTTGAGCAGTCGGCCAACGATGACTTCGATATCGAAGACGATGATGGAGAATAGCTGCCTGTTCTCAAACATCCAAGGTGTCATCTTTGCGATGAAAAAGGCGGCCATTCATCTGGTTCCGCCACCCGACATGCTGCCATCTGAATGGGCTGAGAATAATCTGAAAATACCACTCGGTAACGCCGCGCCTGGTCCGATTCGGTTTGCCAATGCTCCACCGCAGCGCGGCATGATTGACGCAGTGCGTGAGCCTGGAATCCGTCGCATTTCCTACATGCTGGCTGCGCAGACTGGAAAGACTACCGTCATGCAGGCAATTGTTGGTTATCACATTGACCACGACGCAAAGTCACAGCTCTTTTGTATGCCAAGTGAAACGGACATGAAGATGTTCCTAGAAACAAAACTTAGGCCGATGCTTGGAACTTGCAAGGCAATTAAGGAGAAGGTTGCAAAGCAACGTAGTAGAGATGGGGTCAACAATTCAAAGGCCATGTCATATCCAGGTGGCTGGCTGATGATGTCTTGGGCTGGCAGTCCACGAACATTGCGGGGTAGGTCTGCCCCAATCGTCTTGGCTGACGAAATAGACGGTTATCTTGCGACGGCTGAAGGGTCGCCGTTATCACTAATAAACCAGCGTAATGCCGCTTTTGGTGATGAAGCTGTACTTATCGAATCAAGCACTCCCACCACTAAAGGATCTAGCAACATCGAGCTTGGATTTGAGCTGGGAGACAAGCGTCGATGGTGGGTGCCATGCGGTGATTGCGGGACATGGCAAACGCTTAAATGGGACAACGTTACATGGCACGGCAAGTCTTCGCCTAATGAAGAGCAGCATCCAGAATCGGCAAGGTACGTTTGTTGCGACTGCGGTTCTCTATGGGATGACGGCGCGAGAATAGCCGCAATACGCAAGGGTGAATGGCGCGCTGAAAAGCCGTTCAAGGGGCATGCAAGCTTTCACATGAGCGAGCTATACAGCACGTTCAGAAGGATGCGAGATGTTGTCCAGTCCTACCACGACAAGGTGGCTTCTGATGACTTGCAAGCATTTCACAATGTTTCATTGGCCGAAACCTATGAAGCTATGGGGGAACAGGCTGAAACCCATGTGCTGATGTCACGTCGCGAACGCTACGCGGCCAAAGTCCCGATGGGCGGCATCATCCTGACGGCTGGCATCGACATGCAACAGGATCGACTGGAATGTGAAGTGGTGGCCTGGGGACATGGCGAGGAATCGTGGTCTGTCGAATATCGAGTTTTTTGGGGCGACCCATTGCAGTCGGACGTGTGGGAAGACATGGAGTACTTTCTCTCGCAATCATTCCGTCATGAGTCCGGCGCTCACTTGGCTATCACCTGTGCGGCAGTAGATACCGGCGGCACGGGAGGGAATACGCAAGCTGCCTACGAATGGCTCTTCAGCAAACGAGGACGAAGGATTTACGGCATCAAAGGTATGGGCGGCTGGGGGAAGCCGATTGTTTCTGCACCTAGCAAACGCCGAAGCGGTAAATCAAAGCGCAAGATTGACCTGTTCATGGTCGGCGCTGATGAGGTCAAGCTGACCATCATGCGGCGTTTGGCCATTGCAGATGCGGGTCCAGGCTATTGCCATTTCCCAGAAGACCGAGAGGAGGAATGGTTCCATCAGCTGACCGCTGAAAAACTGATGACTCGCTACGTCAAGGGGTTCCCGGTACGTGAATGGCATAAGACCAGGCCGCGAAATGAAGCACTTGACTGTCGAGGCTATGCGCTGGCCGCGCTCAAGATTCTGAATCCGAGTTTCAAGCAAGCTGAATCACGCCTGGGAAAGATGAAGGTCGAAGAAATGAAACAAGAACCTACACCGCTCGTGTATTCGCCCGCACAAACGCCACCACCAAGACAACACGTCCGCCGCACATCGAGCGCCATCTTATGAAGATTGAGATTACGGCTGACAGCAAGGGCGTCCAAAGCTATTTTGAGAGCGTTGCCAAACGTCAGATGCCGTTTGCCTTGATGCGCACGATCAATGATCTGGCTTTCAAGGTGCGGGAAGACGTGCATCAGGCAATGGGCGGGGTTTTTGACCGGCCCAAACCCAACTTTACCCTCCGTTCCATCGTGGTTGAAAAAGCCACCAAGGGCAATCCATCGGCCTGGGTGGGTCTGCGCAAAGATGGCGGCTTCCGTCAATCACTCAGCCATCACTTCATGGGCGGTGACCGGCGATTCAAGAAGTTTGAGGGCTGGCTGCGAGCCATGAATGTCATCAGCACTGGCATCATTGCGGTGGCCACCGATAACGCCCGCAAAGACGCCTATGGCAACCAGGCATTAAGTGAGATTCGCGCCATCATGTCTGCATCGTGGCGCATGGATCGTGTCAGCAAGGGCTTCTCGGCCACCATTACCCGTGGCCGCGGCAAGCGAGCCGCCGCCATCGGCTATTTCATGATTCCGACGCGCAACCAGAAGGGGCTGGAACCCGGCGTATATCGACGCATCCGCGCAGGCAAAGGCACCGCCGTGCAAATGGTCGTGGCGTTCGTCAAACCCGGCCAATACGACCGCGTGATTCAACTGGAGGAGATTGCCGCACGGGCTGGCGTGAATGTCAGCGCGACCTTCGCCAAGCATCTGCGTAATGCCATCGCTACCGACAAGCAACTCAACCGCACCCTATCCCGCTAAGACACAATATGTTGTGTCTTATGGCTTGACAAAACACAATATGTAGTACAATGGCCCCTGAATCCTTCAGGAGCTTGCGATGAAAGCCATCCTCAATTTCGCCATATCCTGGCTCATCACCCGCTACACCGACGACGCCCTCCAGCGGGCCGATGTTGAGCGCATCAAGCGATTCATCGAGGCGCAAGAGTCTGAAGTGATTGCCAAGGCCATCAAGCACGAACGCACGGCGGAACTGGTGAAATCCATCACCCACGATCTCAGCAATAACCTGATCGACTGGATCATCCGCACCATCCTCTATCTGATTAGGGTGACACGATGACTACCAACACAGGCATGAATTGGCAAGCGGTGATGTGGTTGGCCATGTCAGCAATTACCGCAATGGAAACCGGGACAGAACGTCATGTGTTGCTGGGTGTTGCGATGGTGGTCATGGCCATTGTCGCGTGGCGCACCGCCGGCAGCGGGCTGACCCGAAAGGAATCCGCAGAAATCCTCGACACGACCGCTGACATTCAGGACGTGCTGAAAGAAGGCCGCGATGAAAATTAACCGCGCCGGTCTGGATCTCATCAAGGACTTTGAAGGCCTACGGCTAGTCGGCTACCGCTGCCCCGCCGGTATCCCCACCATCGGCTATGGCCACACGGGGCCGGAGGTCCGCGTCGGTCAGCGCATCACGCAAGCCCAAGCCGATGCCTATCTGGCCAACGACCTTGCCCGCTTCGAGCGCGGCGTCCAGCAAGCCTTGGGCGAAACGCCCACCACCGAAAACGAGTTTTCCGCGATGGTCAGCCTCGCCTACAACATCGGCCTGGGCGGCTTTGCTAAGTCCTCCATCCTGCGCCACCACAAAGCCGGTCATCGGCTCCGCGCAGCGGCCAGCTTCCTGCTCTGGGTAAAAGCCGCCGGCAAAACCCTTCCCGGCTTGGTCCGCCGCCGCAATGCCGAACGAAAGCTGTACCTGTCATGACCGACGACTTCCTCAATCAAATCCTGATCGGTGTCGGCATCGTCACCTGCATCGCCTTCGGACTCGCTGCCGTCCTGTATTGGGCGCTGTCATGAAAGACCCCTACCAAGCCATGATGACCGAGGTCGTCGGGTACATGCTTTTTTTGGCCTGCTTTGTCCTCGCGCTGCTGATGCACGGCTGCGCCCCGGTGCAGATTGCGCCGAATCTCAAGTTACCCGAAGCCAAAGCCTGCCCGACCCTGGTGATGCCGCCCATCGGCACCGATTGCCTGCTCGACGTCCAGGGCGACAAAGTAACCGCCAACGATTGCGGCGATACGCTGTTGCGTGGCTATGTGCGGGCGCGATCCTTGCTCAAACCGGCTGCGGCTGTCAGTTCAAACCCGCCCTAATCAACCACCCGGACGCAGGCTATGGCAACACTCTCACCATCGAGGCTATCGGACAGTCAGGACTCATGGCTCACCTCACTTGTGAAATGGATACGGAGCAGAACAATGACTGACTGGCTGAAGATTCTCGGCACGGTGATGGCGGCGGTCTTCGTCGTCTGGAACATGGTGCAACAGCACGAATACCGGCTCAATGTGCTGGAGTCCGGTTTTAAGGAACATTTGGACAAGCACGATGACCAGTATCGTGAAATCCAGAAATCACTCCGCGAGATTGATTTAACCCTGAGTCGGCTGACCGCCCCGCGCCCCTGATGGCCGATGACGCCGACCGCGCCCAGGAGTATCTCGACCGGGCCATGCGCCGGTATTACACGCGACCCATCACGCCACACGCGCAGTTCCGGCAGTCCACCGATTGCAATGACTGCGGCGATGATATTCCGCTGGCACGTTTGAAGATTTTCCCCTACGCCGTCCGCTGCGCTGAATGTCAGGGCTATTTCGAGAGGGACCGTGGCTGATCCGATAGACGCGCTGGAAAGCATGATCTGCGACACCCTGCAAGCCGCCCAGGCTGAAGGCGTCGTGTCAGAAGTTCGCGCCAAAATACAGGCATGGCGCGTCAAGTTCGGCGGTGATGAAGTCTATATCGCCCGTCGCGCTCACCTGGTCAGGCAGGCCCGGATTGCCGAATTGGCCAGCAAGGGACTGACCCCTGCTGAAA